TTTGGTAATTTTTGATTGAACCCATGCTTCAATATTACCTTCGCCTTTCATCTTTTTCTTTAATCTCTTTGTAGCATTCGCAATCGTGTTCAGTTCAGAACGCGCCATTGAATACTCATGATCCTTTTCTTCTGGCATATTTCCAGGATGGGGAGTATTTGGTGTATAATTTTTTAAGGTGATTGGCATTGAGAACATATCCCAATACTTTTGGCCATACTTACATTCATCACGAGTTTCTTCTTTTGCACATTTTGGGCAATATCTTACTCCAGATTCTTCTTTTACTGGAACACAATTTGGAACCATTTTTTTACCTTTCTTTTTTATACCCTTTTGTGTATAACCATCCCAACAATCTTCCTTTACTTCTGATTTTGGTTTGATTCCTTTTTCCTTCATATTGATTGCAATTGCTGCTTGTTGTTGCACTGCATTTGCTGCTTCTTGAGTGAGATTACCTTCATTTACAGTTTTCCATCCACCACCTGCTTTTTTGTATTCTTTTGCTGCCCAACCATTTGCATAAGCAGAATTTCCAGTAATTGTTATAAATCCATTTTGTATCATTACCCAAGTATTATTTTCAGTTGTTGGGCACCAAACATCCTCTACATTATCATCTTCAATTATTAAATTTTGTGTGGAATGATATTTTTTATTTCTTATAATAGTTGCTCCAGAAATAGAATCAGTTTTTTCATAAAAAGATACATAATATCCATTTAAGTATGCTGAAAGTAGTGTTGCCCAAAAATGATCGTCATTTTTTTGAGTAAATCCAAAAGTATGTCTATCTCTTATTTTTGTAGAACCTCCTTTATCGTAACCGTCATATACAATTGATGAAGCTAAGTACACTTCTCTTTGCTCTTTATTCCAAGATAAAACTTTTTCAACCCAATTATCTTTTTTTGACCATTTTTCTTCAATTAATTTCAAACTGTTATTCTCTTCTAGAGATGCACAAGTAATTACTCTCATTCTTTTATGAATATTTTTTGTTTCAATTAAAGAAATATTTTGATACTCATTACCAGATCTAACAACCCATTTGTGATTTTTTGTTGCTCTTAATGAAAAACCAGTTTTTTTATAAATTCTTTTTAATGGAGCTTGCTCATAAAAATGAAGATGTAAAATGGGTTTCCATTCTAGAATATCTTTATTAATATTATAAGTTAAAATATTTTCACCAATTTTTAATTCGTCGTAAGTTTTTAATCCATCTTTAGTAATTGCTTGAGAATCTAGAGGAACACAAGGATAAACATCAAATTTCGATTTTGCTTTTGACTTCATGCGAGACCAAAGTGAAGGATTTGTCGGCGCATTTTTTTCTTGAATATATTCTTCTTTAATTTTGTTAGATACCATGATCGGTTTTCCTCCTTTACCTGATCTATCGGATATTGGATCTTGTTTCCTCTTTCTTGTCACGGCATTTGCAATCGCCTTTGCACCCCCCTGAGAACGTAATTGGGATGCTTTCTTTTTGCTTAGGCATTTCGGTTTCGGTTCGTTTGGATTTTTCTTCGCACATTTGCCAATTCTCTCTCCTTTACTGTTATATCTATCCCATCCACCACCACCAACTCCACCTTCATCATTTTTTCCAAACCAAAGTCGAAGATCTTCTTCCATGTTCTTTTTTGCCCAAGTATCTGGAGTTTGATTGTGTTTATCAACAAAATCATTATGAAGTTGTTTGGCAGTCATCTTTTTTTTCTTCATAATGCGTCTCATTAAATTATCAATAGAATCATAAGATGCATCAGGTAATTCAGTAATACCTCTTTGAAGATCGGTTACTGCATCTTCTGTTACATTCATACGATTTTTCTTTACAATTTGCACAACTGATTTATGAGGTTTAATCCACATGTAATTAAATTACTCTTTATTATTTAGAAAACCTTGTTTAAGTAATTTTTGTAGTTCTGAAGTTGATCCAACAAATACTGCATTGTTTGTCACATTATTGGTAGTTTTGATATTTTCATCTTCAATTAATCGCATTTTCTTCTGAAGATCAATTAATTTGTCTGCAGTATCACCCACACTTTTTAAAATTTGCCCAGCAACTTCATATGCTCTTGGACTAGAAGTCTCTGCTGCCAATTCCATAATTCCATTTAAAGTTTCCTGACCCTTTTCAATAAGTGAATATAATTGTGCTCTACTATATTCATAATCTTTTTGAACATCATCTTGTGATGTTTTTATTAATTCAATTTTTTGTGGATTTAGTTCAACTTCAACAATGCTACTTTCGGTATTCAATGCTGCGTCAATAGATTCAAAATTATTTGTCATAGTAATTAATTTATTAAATATCAGTCTGTCGTGTTGGACTATAAGATTTGGAATCATTAAAGTGTTCCCAATTCTCATTAAATCCAAAATCATCATCGGGAGCAGCATCAATGGGATCTGGAACAACAGTATATCTAGATTCCCTCTTAGCATTTACTATATCTGTATTGGTATACATATCAACCTGTACCTTACGAATGAGACCGTCTGTGCTATCAGCGATAGGACCAAACAGATATATCTTTGCTGTAAATTTTAAAGTATATATTAAAGATCTTCTTGTGGAAAAATCTCCCTCATAGTCATCTTTAAAAGATACTGAATCTAAAACAATTGGAATATCTCTCTTTTCACCAATAGAATCAATCAAATTTACCGTTAAGTTAAATGATGGTTGAAAGTATGGAAGAATCTGTTCAACAATCTGCCAAGCATCATCATTCAATTTTGTTAGGATGTTGAGATCAAATCCAATGTTATATGGAACAGGCATAAAAACTTTTTTTAGATCTGTACCATCAAATGCCTTAAAGGTTTGAGTTACTCCTGTCTTTCTTGTTGAATCATATTCTATAGAAGTCTTCTCAAACGACATTCTGGGCAAGGTCATTGCAACTGCTTTATTCAATTCTGGTTGCTGTTCAATTCTTGCTAAAAACTTCTGTACTGGACCATATTCTATAGGAACTTTTATATCACTAATTTCATTACCATCGGAATTTCTATGTCGAATATGAATATCATTGAATAAAGTTCCAAAACTGATCAATGTTTTTCTAATAATTTCGTGATAAAAATAATTTGCTAACATTAGTAATTACCGAATGGGTTTGATTCCGAAAAATCCAAGAAGGTATCTGCTTCTTCCTCTATTTCATCATTTTGTGCATATGCATCATATATATCCATATCATCATAACTCTTAACGGAATATCTTGCAGAAGACGCTGCCCCAACAATAATTTCTCCAGGAATAAATCCTCTTGTTGTTCTTCCAATACCGACAAAAGAAACTTTAAGAGTATTCGTATTGACATCCCAAGATTTAACTCTTGCTTGTGTGCGAGATCGAGACCCCTCAACAATTTCATTAAAGTGGTATGTACCAATTCCCGTTAGAATTGGGGGATTTGCAATAGTTATTACGGGATTAGATGTATAACCACTACCCGGATTAGATACATAAATCGCACTAACTTCAGTATTGGAGTTAACAATTGCAGTTGCTGTGGCAGTTTGTCCTGATCCAACATTTCCAGTAATTGTTATAACCGGAGCACTAGTATATCCAACTCCTCCATCGGATATAATAAATTTTATTACACCATTACCTGAAGTCTGTATTGAGCAAGTAGCAGATGCACCGCTTCCACCTCCACCAGATAAAGTAATTGTTGGGATAGTAGTATATCCAACACCAGCATTTGTTAAAATAATATTTGATACTGACAGAGATCCTCCTCTGTTTGTTGTAATAGCGACAGCAGTAGCATTATCTCCAGAATTTCCTGTTGGTGATGGTGATATTGTAACTATTGGAGCAGAAGTATAATGATATCCATCATTGTTTAAAAATATTTGGCGAATATAACCAGAATTGATAGATGCAGTAGCAGATGCAGATCTACCAACACTAATCAAATTGAGTGTTGTAATATATCCTTCTGTTTCAATTTGAGTATCAATCTCATCAATTGAAGTATCAATAATTTCATCTTCGTATTCAAATAACTCACATTTTAATTCGTAAACATAATTTTTTCCCAACTGATAGAATGGTTGTTCGTGCTCAACAAATTTAACTTCAAATAATCTTTGCCCAAGAGGAAAATAAACTAAGTCACCTTCTCTAGGTCTAGTTGATAATACAATTTCACCGTTTCCCGTTCCATCATCTTCTGCTGCTAAAAATGGTGAAATAAAATCTTCAAATCTTTCTTTCGATATTGTAAGAGTTATTTCATCCTTTAGACTCATTCCAAATTTTGTTAATATGTCACCAGCACCAGAATACCCATCATAAGTATTGACGTATGCCTCAATTAAATAATTGTCGTTAAATTTTGATGATTGAACTTCGCGTATTATTGTTTGTTTTCTAACAAATTTTCTAGGGATATAACTTACTTCAACACCATAGATTTTTAATTGTTCATTGATTAAATCTTGAACAAGTCTTTGCTCGGAGGAAGATCCTTGAAGAAAAAAGGGATTAAGTGCCATTATCCGATAAAATCGTAAGGTGGTAATTCATACTCAAGCATCATTCTTTGCTTAATATCTTCTAATTCTTTTTCAGCATCTTCATATATCTCCCTACCATTTAATTCAATTCCACCTGGAAGTTTAACTCCTCTAAATTTAATTAAATTCTGACCCCATTGCCTTTTAATTAAAGCCGTCAAATATTTTTTAATAAAACTATCATTATATACATTAGTAAACTCATTAGGATCTAATATTCTATAGCAATCAATGACGATATATTGATTTGCTGATTGTGATGCCCAATCAAGGTCTAAATATAGTCTATTCTGCCTTTTGTTAAATCTGAGTTGTTTATCCGTGGTTAATAGGAAATCAATATCTTCTAGATATGATTTGACCATAGAATATTGTAGAAGTTCGACAGAGTTAAAGTAATATAGATCGTTTAGAAATAATTGATACTTAATACTAAACATTCCACCTGAAATAGAACTAGTATCAAATTTAAAAATCTTTTCAATACCTATAATAGAATCTGGTACTTGAATATAATTTGATGTTTCATAAAAATTAAATGTAGTTCCAGTAGTTGATGTTGCAGTAGTTGTAGTAACTCCAACTCCGTTAGAATTTCTTCCCCTGCCCCTGTTAAGATCTGCTTGTGTAATTTTATATTTTAGATACATTCTTTCTACACCATCAAAATGACGCTCCTGGAAGTACTGTAGAGCGTCATCAACCAAATCATCTATTTGGTCATCGTCTATGTTTATTTCCAATACGGGGGCACCTAGACGCCTTAGGCAGTAGTCTATGAGTTGTTGCCTACTTGCGGGTTTTGCCATTGTGCTTATTATTTGAAACTTTTTTTACTAGATTTACTAGAGCATCATATTTTTCTCGAAGATTCAAATTTTCTTCTAAGGTGAATTTTTCTTCTTCTTATTCAAAATCTTTGGAAATAGTTTGAAGTTTTGTCCCCAATAAAATATATTTATACTTACTTAATTCCCAATTTAAGTACAACTTCTTGCTGCTTTAGATATAATTTGCAATACGATTTTGCAAATATTCTCAATTCATCTTCATTTAATTTGTCTATGATTCTAGCATGTTGCTCATATTCAAATAATTTATGAATACTTTCCAAAACAATATTATTTGGATCCATTTAATAACTCCTTAAGAAGTGATTTAATTTCATCAATATCTTTTCTCATTTCATTTAATTCTCTTTTTTGAGAATCTCTTATTGATAATGAACTTAAATATTGGCTATATGCAGATGAGTCGCAATTTATAATTGCTCCTGACCGTTCATCCCTATAAAGATTCTGATGCCCCTGCACTTTTATCATCTTACTGCAATCGTTCTAAATTCTTTGATTCTTGGTGGATATGCTTGATTAGTTCCGGACATTACAATTTTAATTGTATATCCAGTAAATAAATCAAGATTATCTGCAGTGAACTGATATTCAAGGAATTGGTTATCCAAACTTGGACTTACAAATGTATCAGGCCTTCCACTATTTTTAGATGAGTCTACGACAGAATATCCATCAGCAGTTGTATATGATAAATTATCATATCCTGGAAATAACTCAAATTCTTGAGAAATTTCACTTGAATCTGCTCTAATTAAATTATACAAAACTCTAAAATCTGCAGAAGCATGTCTATATGCTGAAAGAATTACTTTCAGCGATTTTGCAGGATTAGTCAAATTCACCGTGTTTGATATATATGCAGATGCATGTGGATCATATAGTAATGAATTAACTCTATTATCTGAAGCATAATCCGAAATTGGATTATTTAAACGACTTGTTCTAAATTCTGTAAACGCAGTGTCCGTATAGATTATAGGTGATAAATTAACATCTGTTGTATTCAATGTTACTCCAGTGGTGAAAGATTTATTTCTTGGTAATTTTGTTAAATAAGTAATTTCATTTTGCTTAGAGCATACAATCCTTGTTGAATTTAAAAGATTTAATTTATTTAATTCAACAGATTCAAATCCATTATCTAAGAATGAAGTTTCATTTCCACCAACACTAGTTCCAGTTACTGTTCTAATTGTTGCAGTTGCTGAAGTTGCTTTGCCTGGAGTAATTATATTATAACTTGGAGTTAATGCACTATACTGAATATTTTCAGTTGCCTTTACATTAGAACCACCTAAAGATGATTGATTTGTAAATGACAACTCTGGTGCATTTGGTGAAGATACATCAGTACTTCTATCAGTTCCATTTGTCGATCTGTTAATTTTTAAATAATATTCATCGATACCAATATCCAAATCACTAATATCATGAGTAGTATTGATTCTTCTTAAAGAGACTCCATTTAATTCATACTTATACACTACAGTATTGATATCATGTTTTAAAGTACGAGTTAAATCAATCCCTCTTCCACTAGTAGCAATTGATAGTGTACCACTTCCAACATTTGTATACGCAATAATTTCATTTTCAATTTTTATGTATCCTGGATTATTGACATTTACAGAAACTCCTTCAAAAGTTGCAAAGTTTGAAGTATCGCCAATACTAATTACCGATACTTCTTCTGCAGTTAACGTTGCTGAAAGAATAGTTGGTGCTATATTAGATTCGGTATCACTAATGATAACTTGATTTGTATTTCCATACATTCCATGATCAAAATGACTTATTCTAATATAATTTCCAGAATTTTGATTATCGCTATTTGGTTGCGAAAAACTTCTAATAGTAGTGCTCGCAAGTGATACTAGTGTTCCAGCATCGTTATAGTAACTCACACCAATTCCTGTAGTAAACGTACTACCCTGAACTCCAGAAAGATACAAAGTATCTACTCCAGAAATTGATGCAATTGTAATTCTTGCATCAAAACCAGTTTGAGAAGAAACATTTGAGGTTACAATACCAACAACATCTCCAACAGCATATCCATTTCCTGGAGATACGATTATTGGTGTTCCCGTAATTATTCCGCCAGTGGTGGAGATGTTTAGTACCAATCCAGAACCATTTCCAACAATATTATATGTGCCTACACTAGCATCCGTAACATAATTTTTTCCACCGGCAGTAAGTCCTACTGTTGATACTGAACTTCCTGTACCAACTACATATCCATAAGCATAAGATTGAGATCCGACAATCTTTCTGCCATTTGATAGTGTGGAAATCAATGATGAATTAGTAGTTGTAGTAATTCCAAGAGTTGCAGTTTTTGGTAGTGTTACTAATGGATTGTCATTTAATTTTTGAATGTACCCATTACTTTCATCTAAAGTTGGGTTGTAAAAAAATGCAGTTCCTGTTGATGAGGTAAACTTTGCTTTATAAAGTTTAAACTTAAGATCTTGGTATTGATTTGCTGTCCATATAGATCCATTTTGAGATTTAAATAGACTTCCAAGTGCAAATTGTTTGGTATACCTGACGCTTTCTGCACCTGGTAAAGATTGTGTATTTACGGTCTTCTCACCCATTTGTGCAGTCCATAATTCATATTGATCACTTGCTTCGGAGATAATTACAATTGCATATTCATTTCCGGGAGATAAGTAGATTGGATAATCAAATGTAACTTTAGTTGCAATTTCTCCGGTGGTTGAAATTGTGACATCATCTGGTCGTAATGTTACTGGATTTCCAATAATTACTCTTGTAGGAGTACCTAACTCGACTGTTCTTATTTCAATTCTTACTGGATTATTATTGGAATCTTTATTTGCAAAGAAAAGATCAACGGCAGTTAAGAATGCCCCATTTTCATCATCATTTGTACCAAGTGGTGATGGTGCCTCAATATTACCACCAACACTAAATGATTGTGCAAGTGGATCCACATATCTTTGAATGGTAGTTGTTGTAGATACTAGTTGCTTCACTTCAAACACACCTTCAGATTTGTATGAAGATTCTGCCGAGGATATTAGGTTACTTCCGGGAAGAGGAGTTGCATTTGTTGGACTATTGGTAACTTTGAATGTTTTAGTTCCTGTAGAAATTCTTACAGTTGGTGCAGGTACTGTATTTGGATCTCTTAGGAAGAATGATCCAATTAAATCTCCATAATTGTCTGAAATTAATCTAAGATTTTTTACATAAGCAACAGCACCACTTTGTTGTCCTACAAGTTTCATACCTGTTACCAAGTATCCGGAATATTTTCCTTGCGCTTCTTGCGATAATGAATAAGTATCAATATTGAGAACTTTTGAAGATGCACTATATGATGATGCAAGATTTTCAGTTTTGATATATGGGTTTATATTAAATGTAGTTGATGGTGAATTATATTGCCCATACTTATGATTTGCAGTAGCAACTCTAAAGTTAATTAAATTATTTCCGTTATAGGAACCAATAACAGTTTCTCCTACAATAAATGCATTAGAAGCCCCATAATTTTGCAATGTAGAATCATTTGCAATTTCTACTAATTTTGGAATAAAATCAACCGATCCATTACCATCAAAGAATTGGTAGAATTCAGTCAATGGTTTAATATTTGTTACCGAGAACTCAGTATTTCTGGAACGCATCCAAAGTTCATTTCCACTATCAACTAAAATATTATTTGATGTTACCTCCTTAATGGTGTCAACATAAACTCCAAATCCACCATTAAGCGATACTTCTATAGTTCCACCATTTATATTCTTATCTGGAAGTCTAATAGTTCTAATCCAACTATCACTAGCAGGGGATAATTTAACACTTCCAGTATAGACTACTACATGGAATGGGTTAACATTTTCTACTCTGGTTGCAAAAGGTTGTTCAATCCAACCTATTGAATCATACTTTAAAGTTACAACTTCGCCAGTTTTTTGTACATTTGGATCTAATAACTCAAAATTGACTGAAAGATCCAATTCTTCGTCAATTATACTTGCTGCTGGAGCAAGTTGACTCTTGAGTGTATTTTTACTAATAATTGGTATTAATTCCTGTTCTTCAGGATCAATTTGTATAGAAGAATAATCCGAATTGATTAATGATGAATTTTTGAAATCATCAACAAAAAATCCACTCTTAAATCTATTTCTTCCATCAGCATCTTGAATTTGTAAAGTCTGAGTATTTACTTCAAGTAGTGATAGTGAAGTAATTCTTTCTAAATTCTCAACTCTATCCTCAATCAATCCAATGTCTCTCATTGTATATCTTCTATTATCTACCAGAGATATTTCTACATCTGCTGGATTATAAAGATATGGTGGTAATGTAATAGTTGCAATTTCCATTGCGTCATCATTATTTGTTGGGGATTTTGGTATGATTGCAGATACCCCCTTTTGCACAATTAATGTCCCAAATTTATCAAGATATAATTTATCAATTCTTCCTAGATAATAGTCATATCCAACTAAAGAACTTTCATTTGGTGATAGCAGTAGTTTTGGTACTGTATCAAAATTCCTTGAAGAAAAGTAAAATGGTGAAGATGTCGTATTAGTAAAAACCGACACTCTTGGTCTAAAGTCTAAAGTATCTGAGGCTCTTACTCTTCTAGGACCAATATATGGAACATCTTCCAAAAATCTTTCTTTATCATAACTTAATACTGTAAATACATCACCATTATCAGTTGATGGTACTGTGTATAAATCAAATACTATTAGCAATCTCTTAGATGGCACTGAAGAATTACTATTTCTAACAATTCTTGAATAATCATAATACTGATCCCTTTGTCCTTTGTCTAAATTATAAGAATTTGTAATATTTTTATATTTTCCTGCAGTAATAGATTGAATATCTGTTGTTATATTAGATTCTTCGAATGATACAGATTCTCCTTCCAAAAATCTATCACTATTTAAATAAACAATTCCTAAAATATTTGTCGATACTGATGCAACAACCCTTGCAATTGCCTTGGATGTGTTACCAATTATATTTTCGCCAATTATTGCATTTGCAGAAACATTTGCAGTTGAAGTAAATTCAACTTGATCTAAGGTTGGGTCCAATTTATCCAAAGATTCATAAACTGCCAAAACTTTTACAACATCTGGATAATTCAGAGATATTTCCTCATCCTGAACTCTTAATCCATAATATTGATTATATGTCAATCCATCATTAATTGATGAACTAATACCACTTCCAGACTGGGAGTACTTTGATAGGTTTACACTAATAGTCTGACTTCTAGTATATTGTTTTAATTTGCTTTGGATACCATTTTTGATCAAAGTGGCATTAACTACAGCATCACTTCCATTAGTTAGTCCACTAAACGTAACTTGATTTGTTGCTGAATTGAGTGAAAATGAGTCGGAAGTTATAGTCCCAATTCCACCACCGGTATAATATACTGAATATCTTTCTTCATCAAATGCTGCAAAAAATGCACTAGTAATTCCAGTAAAATCTGAGGTATTGAGTATTAATTTTCCACTAGATATTGTTTTACCAGTTAATTGTTCAGAAACAGTTAATAAAGAGTCTGAAAGATTTACCGAAGAGATATTTGAGTCTGGTAATTCTGCGTATAAGTAACCAGAATCTTGATTTCTTATGATTGCAGAAGCTATTGTGATTGGATAAGTTCCATTAATAACTGATCCAGTATAAACAC